TGTTTGATTATCCCACCTTCATATTTCCATTGTTCACATTCTTCAAGTGGAATCTTCTTACGTTCAAATTCTCTACGGAACTTGAATTCTGTAATCATAGAAAGAATTTCAGGATGTGATTTATCATAAACATCTCTACGAATCATAGAAGAAAGCCAAGGTGAAGGTTTAATATCAGCACCTAAGAAGTAGGCTAATTCATAATTTTCAAAATCAAAAGATCCAAAATGAATACAACTTATAACAGTTCTACTATCCATATTGACAGTATTAGGATATTTAGTCATTGAAACGATATCACCTAGAGTTAACCAAATATAATCATCTAGTTGTTCAATAGTATCATCGGTTTCTATAATGATATTTCTATTACGCTTACGATAGAAACGACTTCCTTGTTCGGATTGTAGTTGGTCTACTAGTATGTGAGATTTTTGATCTAAGAAATGTTCGACATAAGGAGTCAGAGATCCTCCATGAACCTTTGTGAAATTTGATTTTGTTGATTGTACCGTTGGTGATAACTGAACTATATTGATATTACCCGGTTCGATTTTAGCTTGAACTAAGAATTTTAGAACTCCGTCAATTTCTCTAGTTATGAATCCAAGTATTCCTATCTCTGGTTGATTTATAATTGGTTGATCCCATTGAAATTCATTTAATTGGGATTTGATAAATTTGATTTGAAAGAATTTACCTGAATCATGAGATATTTGTTTATCGTCAAAAGTCCAACCTTTAAGTTTTTTAAGATCGACTTTTCGGATTTTATATGTAACAGAGTTTCTTCTCTTCTCTATCCATTTTAGTATAGCTCCATCATCAATAGACCTTGTATGGAGTGACTTAAGAAATCTTAGTCCTTGTCTTGGCTTCATTACTCTTATTAATTTATCTTGTGGAGGCTATCAGTAAACTCTATTTCCTTTTACCTAAACAACCAATATTGGTTATATGTACTCTTGATGGAGTGAGTTTCAAATACGAAATTTTTGATAATCATCTTAATCATAACTATAATTAATATGTTAAGAAATGAAATGAGATTCAAAAGAAAAACCTCAGATGATAGCGAATCCCTGAGGTTTTATATTGCCGTAGCAATAATCGGTCCTAAGCCAATTATTTATAAGTGTAACCTAATGCAGATTTAATTCCCATTGTAGCAGCTACATCTTTAAGATCAGATACTTTACACCATGAAATGAATTTACCTACAAACATAGGTTTGAAAGTTTGGTCATGGTTAAAAGGACGAATATCATCCTTTTTTGGTTCATCTTTTCCACCCTTGTTAAGGATAGGTCCTACACCTGAAGTGAAAACTAATTTATAATTTCCAGGACTTTTTGTATCATCATAAAATTCAACAGATCCATCATAGGTATCATAGATATTAAAGTATTTACATTTTCCTGTATTAATGTTAACTTGTCCTAAAGGAAGAATGCTAAAATCTGGATATCTTCCATATTCATTAAGAGCATTCTCATTAACGAATTCTTCAAATGTACGTAAATTTTTCATATTATGCTTTGTCTTTTACCATTTGTAAACGTTCTTTAGCTTGAAGAACTGCAGATTTAGCATTAACTAAATCGATCTGAGCTTTATAAACATCTGATTTTTCAGGATTGTTTTTAAGCATTTCAGTATATTTAGCTAATTGTTCTTTTAACTTCATTTCAGCTTCCATGTGAATTTCGTTAAATTTTCTTCTTGGTCCTGCTTCAAATAGCAATGCATCAATTTCCTCGTTTACCAAATCCATATTTGCTTCGCTATAAGATTCTAAAAGGAATTTTTCAAATGAATCAATTTTTTCCATCTTGTTGTTTTATTTTTTTATATTTATCTCTCATTATATGCACAAATAAAAAAGGAGTACTTTCGCACTCCTTAGTTTATATTTATAGATCTCTAATTTTCCCGAGATCGAGGCTAAGTGATTATACGATGTTTTCTTCCCACCAGTCACATCTCCAACCGATACCAGCCATTTCCAGTTTCTCACCACCACCGTAGTCAAGACCGAATTCAGGAAGGTCACCCTTAGGAACACAATCATGGAATGTTCTTTGCCAGAAAATATCGCCTTTTCTGTTGAAGTTAGTAACGATGATTGTACCGACGTAATCTTTTTTAAGTCCTTGTTCACCAGTTAAAGGATTCCAAATAACTCTCCACCAATCACGTAGAGTTTTGTAGATATACAATTCGTTTGCGTCATTTAAGTTAACTGAAAAGTCAACAGTTAAATCTACAGTTGTTCCAGTAGGAACACCTGATGCATACGAACGAGTAGCCCATTTGTATTTTTGTTCAACAACTTCAGAACCTTTATCTTGCATTAATCCACCTATTTTATTGACGTGTTCAATAAGTAGTTCACCGCCAGAAATAGAAGCCGGTGGAAGTATCGTAACCTCGAAAAGGTTTTGATACATTGGTTCGTAATACTTAGTAGCTGCTTTGCTGTTTAAGAAATGTGATAAACCTGCCATTTTATTTTTTATTTATTTTTAACGATTACTGACCAAATTAAACCAGTAAGAGTAATAGCTCCACCGATAATTTCAGTTACTGTAGCTTCGTCAATTAAACCTTTAGTGATTAAAATACCACCAAGAAAAGTTAAAGAGTGTCTAACAATACCTAGGATTTGTTCTTTAGTTAGTTTCATGTTTTTGTTGTTTTTTTATTTATCTAAAGTCTTTCGGGGAGATCCGAAAATCTCCCCTTTGACTATTAAATGAAGTTACCAGTTGCAATAGATCCTGTTTTAAGAATTGTAGTTCTGTGAATCAAGATTCCCATACCTCTTACTGGTTCAATGTAAGTATCAAGTATACCGATGTTAGAATCGATAATCTCTGGTGTATTATTTGAACTATCCATAATGTTTTGGAAGTCATAAACTCCGCCATCAGAAAGAATTTGAGTTAAGAAGTTATCTGCTAAAGTTTTAATTTCTAAACGATTTTGTGCAGTGTTAAACTCCCAACGATAATTCTTAAGAATAGCTTCGATACCATCTTGAATGTATATTAATAACTCTCTAACGTGAATTTGTGAAAGAGCAGATTTAACTGTTTGTTGACCTGTTTGATTAGAGTTAATTACTAATCCGAAACCTCTTTTATTCAAGATTGAATTGAAACCAAATGGTTCAATTGCATCAAGATCTAATCTATCAAATGCATATTCAACTCCAACAACTCCTGATCCTGTTACAACTCCTCTACGAGGTCCTGCAACGATTGAATAAGGAAGAGCTAAATTGTATTTGTCAATATACAAGTTAGATACGTAAGCTGCAGGTGGTACATTGAATGTTCTACCATTTTCACGAATAGTCATATAAGGACCATAATAAGCAGCGTAGTTAGCTCCATCAGCAATACCAGGAAGTGTAAATACGTTAGATGGATTAAGATCTAAGTTACCTCCTGTAGCAATGTAAGTTGCATCGAAATTAGATGAAGAATTACGTTTGAATAAAGGATTTGTACTATCTCTAAATTGTTTAATTGAAGGCATATTCAAGATTGCAAGTGAAGATTGTTGAGCTTTTGCAAGTCTAGACAATCTAATTTTAGTTGCAGGCTCAATTCCTCCTTCGAATGAATCGACAATATAACGATAAGTAATAACTTCTCGGTCAATCAATGCATTGTAAATTCCAGTATCATACATTACATCTAAGATCTCGTTTTGACGAGTTAATGTACCATCAGGTAACATTGCAGGTGTAATTGTATAACCTCCTAAAGTAGAGAATCTATAGTGAGTAACGAAATCAGTAACTGTTTTGTATCTTTCGATTTCAGCAACACCAGAAGCAAGATTTATGTAAATAGGATCGTTAGTTGTTACTTTGATCTTACCATAATTAGCATTTGTAGGATCTGATATTTGTGAAACTGAAATAATCTTAGTTAAACGAGATTCTCCTGTAATAGGACTTGTAATAGTTGGAGTAGCTGTTCCACCGAAGTTCATTACTAGGTATTGTCCTTTTTTGATTTTCCCATTATAACCATCTAATCCTAAAGGACCGCTTGCAGTATTATCTAACCAAACATAAGTTGTCGGGTTATTCGGTGTAAGTGTTTGATCTACCTCTAAAGATTCGTTGATCGTTCCAATTAATGAATTAATGTGGTAAGATGATTGGATTCCTATTGAAGTAGAACCTGTAAGATCTTGATTTTCAAAACCATCGATTTTTAAGTAATTAATATCATGTGAAAGAATAGGAGCAGTAGCACCAAATACATTATAAGATGAAGCTGTAACACCGATTTGAGTTGAAGAGAAATCATTTTCAGTCAACCTTGTAAACTCAGCATAAGCATATGATGTAGGGGCAGTACCACCAGCTCTACCAATTCTATCTCCATCGACGATTAAACCATTAAGGTTATCTTGATATAGATCAGAATTAACGAATGCAAATACATCAGCACCATCACCGAATTTTTGATTGATAGATTTGATTATTCCTAGATCAGCTGTTCCTCCACCAGTAGTAACACCAGTAGAAAGAATTTTTAACCAACTGATTGTTCCGTTAGTAGGTCCTGTAATTCCTGTTCCTACGAATTTATTAATTTGTAGAGTTAAAGTATCAGCAGTTGAGCTATAAGATTCTGAAATTACTCTTGCATAGTTAACAGTAGAAGTACCTACGTTAGTTCCGTTAGTAGTAGCTCCTATAAAAGTTTGATCAGCAGCGACATCCGTTCTAAATGTTGAGAATGCAGCAGCCGAAGCAAAAGCAGAAGTAAAAGCTCCTGAAGTTACAGGACCTGCAGAAGGACCGTAAATTGTAATAGTATCAAAAGTTGAAGCAGCAGCAGAAGCAGTATATCCTAAAGCAGCAGTTGATGCAGATAATAAAGCATTAGCTCCAGTTTGACCTCCTGTAGCAGCAATAACTAAAGAGAAAGCTCCTGTAGATCCAGCATAATCATATTGATCAATGATTGAACCATAATAAGAAAGGAAATCTAAAGTACTTGGTTCTACCGATTCAATACCATGACCAACTAAATCGATGAATTTTCCTGAAATATCATCAGGTTGATCGTCTAATCTGTCATTATCAAATCCTAAAAGAAGACCTGTTTTATTAGTTTCAAGGTTAACTAGATCTTCGATATAAAGATTAGCTCCATTTTTGTCTTGGAATTCAGGAAGTAAAGCTCCTGTATAAACACCTAGAACATTAACACTTGGTAGTGCTAAGAAAGAATCTAAACCATCTTTTACAAATCCATAAGCATCTGTATAAGTAGCTTTAAGTCCAGTAGTATCAAAATAAGGACCAAAAATTGGATCGATTGATAAAGAAGTGTAATCAGAGAAATCTCCTTCTACTACAATTAGATCAACTAAATAATCACTGATATAATCATTTTCGTTCATATATTCAGGAATTTGTCCTACAGAGAACCAATCTTTTGCAAGAATATCAAATCCTAAAATATCTGATTTTTTTGTAACTACAGAGATAGTTTTTCTTCCTACGTTTGCAAGATTAAGTAATGTTTCGTTACCTACTTGTTCAGCATTAGCGTATTCAACTAAAGCATTAGGATCTGTGAACCAGAATTTATCTGTGTTAAAGAAAGAAGAAACAGGTGCAGCAGTAGCTCCTAAATTCGCAATCGTTGTAGACGTAGAAATTGATCGGAACTGACTAGTATCAGCATCTGTTAGGTTAAGTAAATTAAGTACTATAACCGGACCTCTTGTTAAACAAGTAAGTACTGTTCTATGAAAGAAAGAACCTTTTCTTTCGAGTGTTGTATCGATATCACCGAAAACTGATTGAAAAAACACTGAATCTTGAACGAGAATAGGAGTATTGAAAGGTCCTTTTTTCGAGAATCCAATGATAAGACGAATAGTCTCCGCTGGGATATTGATAATTTGGCTCTTATCAAATTCTAAGCGATAAACACCAGAAGATTTGAATTGTTGTAAACTTGGTGAAAGTGCCATTTGTTATACTATTTTTTTATGGTATATATCTCAATACATATTGAAATGTTTTATATGAAATCATACATCGAGTCTTGATCCTTTTCATCGAAATCAAGAATTCCTTCCATTTCTTTCTGTATTTCTTCATCGATGAAATCGTAGTATTCTTCAATGATTTCTGCGAAGTCTAAAGTGTCAAAGAAAGAAGAACTATTTACAACAGTCATCATTAGGTCATCATTTCCAGCTTGAGCTGAATACGTTCCGTTTGGATTTCTAGAAAAAAGTTCTGCTTCTTGTATAGTTTTCTTTTCTTTTAATTTTATTCTTCCTTGAGATATAAGTTTTTTTACTTTTTCGCAATAAAGTTTTTTAGAATCTTTTTGAATCCTAAGACCTGGATTTTTTGTTCTTGCTCCTACTCTATGGAAATATCGAACTATGGTTTCTTCATCAAAGTCATTTGAATTCGGATATAGAGTAACTAAATTCTTCATTAAATGTGATCCGTAAGTGTTATATTCAATTACTAATCGAAGGTTTTCTTGATCGAAAAGATTAACACAAAGTGTATATAAGATCTTGGAAACGTCATCAATGGAATGCAAATTGGATCTAAAAACTCCAACTTGTTCAATACCAAAGAAATCCGAGATTGAACTTGGTGAAGTGATAGATTTAATTTCAAAGTCTTCTATATTAACAACTTTGAATATATTGAATATCGTAAAATCTCGACCTACCCCTTCAGATAAGTCAATT